GATATCGACGCGCGGCGCATGCAGATGCTGCGCAAGCTGTACGACGACGTGGGCGGCGAGATGGATGTTTTCAGCTGTGGGACGGAGGCACGAGCGGCATGAGCAAGCGAAAGATATTGAGCGCGCTGAAGCACAAAGGGGCCGAGGCTTCGGAGGTTATTTACGAGTGGTCGCCAACTCCGGGTGAGTCAGTGCCTTGCTGGTCGGTGACGCTGACGACGGAGTCCGCCGATCGTTTTGGCGAGCTCGAATTCAACCAGTTTGACAGGCTGCAGGATGTTCTGGATTGGGTTGAAGAATTGCAGCCATACGCCGACACCGAGGCGCGGGTTGCATGACCACGATCCAGATCGACATTAGCGACGAGGACGACGATGAGTCGCCGGCGGAGATCGCCCCGGACGTGGCCGGGAACGCCTACGAGATTTCCATTGCGTCGCTGCAGCTGACTGTCAGCCATGCGCAGATGGACCGCATCTATCGACAACTTCGGCCTTGGTTCGAGGAAGACAACGCATGAACATCAACCCCCGCACCTGGTTCGCCGGCCGCAAATCCAACGACATCGGCAGCAGCGCGATCGCGCGGGCCGGGATGGCGATGGGGCCGTGGACGACGCAGATCAACGGCTTCGTGCCGCGCACGGTGAACCCGTGGTTCTACGAGGCGCTGCGCGAGGCCCTGGGCATCCTCGACGGCGCGATCAACCGCATGGTGACGATGGATGGGGTCATGGCGGTGGAGGGCGGCAACGACAAGCTCACCCAGCTGATCGAGCGCGAGCTGTTCGGCGCCATGCCGGTGGGCGACTTGCAGAGTGGATTGCAGGCGTTCTACGCCGCGCAGGGCAATGAACTGTACGAGCAGGGCTTCACCGTGGGCGAAATGGTGTTCGACCGGCGCGGGCGTGAGCTGATCGGCCTGCGCGTGGCGGACAGCAAGGGCGTGCTATTTCACCGCGATACCGACACCGGCCAGCTGCAGACCTGGTATCTGCCGCCGATGCCCAGCGTCACCGGCCGGCGCGATGGCACCGACGCGGTGGAGACCGTGCTGCGCAACAACGGCCGGCAGCTCAATGCGAGCGTGCTGCAGGGCAAGGGCTATACCCAGATCGACCCGGCGCGGCTGGTCTACGGCGCGTTCAACCCGGAAAACGACCAGCCCTACGGCGTGAGCCTGATGCGCAGCATCGAGTTCGTCGGCCAGATCCTGCTGAAGATGCACAACGCCACCGGGCAGGCGTGGGACCGCTTCGGCGACCCGGTGTTCCACGTGAACTACAAGACCAAGAACCGCGCGCTGAAGGACGGCGCGCTGGACACGCGCCGCAAGCAGCTGGCCGACAACCTTCAGGCTGCACTGATCGCCAAGCGCAACGGCAACAGCGCCGACTTCACCACGGCGGTTGGCGCGGACGACGACATCAGCGTCACCGTGATCGGCGCCGATGGCCAGGCGCTGGAGATCGAAATGCCGGCCCGGCAGATGCAGGAACAGGTGCTGGCGAAGATCGGACTGCCGGCGTGGATGATGGGCATCGGCGGCGGCACCGCCGAGCGCATGGCCGACAACCAGGCCGAGGTGGTGCTGCAGGAAAGCAAGACCCGCTTCGAGGCGCGCAGCCCCGGCCTGAACCGCCTCACGGAAACGTGGCTGCGCGGGCGAGGTCTCACCTGGCGCCCGGGCGACTGGAAGCTGGTGCAGAACCTGCCCAACCTGCGCGACGAGCTCAAGCGTGCGCAGGCGGCATTCCTTAATGCGCAGACCGCGCTGATGCAGGCCAACGGCGGCAAGCTGCCCGCCGCCGACCCCACCCAGCAAAACGACCCCGCCACCCAGCCGGCCAAGGCGGCCATGGTTGGCGCGCTTGACGACCTCGACCCGATCGTGCGCGCCGCCCTGCGCCAAACGCTCAAGGCTGCCGGCGAGCACGCGCACGTGCACAAGGCCGCCAGCGAAATCTGGGCCATCGACGACCCGGCGTTGCCCCGCATCCAGCGCGCCGCCACCCGCGCCCTGCAGGAGGCATGGGACACGCTGGCGGACGACACCCTGCGCGTGCTGGGCCTGCCGGTGGCCGGCAAGACCCCGCAGGCGTTCGCGTTTGACCCCGTGAGCATGCTGCAGCAGCTGCTGCAGCTGCAGACGCAGTTCATCCTTGACCAGTCCGGCGCCGACAGCGCGCTGGTACAGCAGGTGCTGGAGGCGTGGGTCCGCGGCATCGCCAACACCGCCGAAGCGGGCGACGGCCCCGCCGGCGCCGACACCATCATCGCCGCGGCCCGCGCCCAGCGCGCCGCCGCGCTGCCGGCCGAGCTGCACAACGTGCTGCAGAAAACCACCGTGCGCGTGTACGAAAACGACATCGTGCAGGCGCTGCAGGACGCCGCCTACAACGGCACCAACCCGCGCCAGGTGGCCGCCGAGCTGCGCAAGAAGTTCGACGCCCACGCCTACGATTGGGAGCGCCTGGCCGGCAGCGAGATTTCCGCAAGCCATGCCATGGGCCAGAAAAAGGCGCTGACGGACATGGGCATCAACCACTACGACTGGATGCTGGCGCCGGAAGCCTGCAGCATCTGCATCGCGATCGAAGCCGCCGGCCCGTATGAGGTGGCCACCGGCCCGATCCCCGTGCGCGATTCACACCCCGGTTGTTTCTGTGTGATCGCTGGCCGCGCGGACGACTGATCCGCGTGGCACATCCGCGCATGGAAACGCATCGCGGGATTGAAGTCTGATGCAGCCTACTGAGTCGCACATCTGCGCGCAGAGGCTGCCATGTGATGGACAAGAACCAGATCAGTGACGTGCTGGACCTGTCGGTGGACAAGCTCACCGAGCAGCTTCCGGCGCTGGACCGCGAAAGCCTGGTGGAACTGCAGGCGCAGGAGGCGGCCGGCAAGAATCGCGCGACCGCGCTGGCAGCCATCGACGCCGCGCTGATCGCGCTGGACGGCGATCCCGGCGACGAGCAGGGCGACAAGACTCCCACGGGCGGTGGTGAAAAGGTCGACCCGGCGCCGAAAGGCGCCGGGAAGATCCCCGCCACCGACTTCCGCCACCCGGACTACACCGGACCGCTCGATGGTGAGCAGGCCGCCTGGCGCGTGGCCAACATCAAGCCGGTACGCGAGGCGCGCACGAAGTGAGTGTGCAGCAGAAATCGCTGGCGTTGCGCGTGAAGGCGGCCGAGGCGGCAGATGATGCCGCGCTGGCTGCCATTCGCGCATACACGCTGCGCGATTTCGCCGCCGACGAGCTGCAGGTGCGCGAGTACGTGCTGGCGCACAACTGCATCGACCGCGACAACGAGATTTTCGACGAGGGTGTGCTGGACGACTTCGCGCGCACCCTGCCGGGCAAAGGGGTGTACATCAAGCACCCCAGCAGCTGGCAGGGTGATGGCGGCCCGGCCGAGGGCCGCGTGTACGCCACCAGCACCAAGACCATGAGCTTGGACGAGGCGCGCACGCTGCTGCGCGAGCCCGACCTGCAGCTGCCCCCGGATCGTAGCCAGGCCAAGCTGCTGCTGGCCTCCGCGTTTTTCGCCAAGACCCCCGACAACGCCAGCCTGCTGATCAAACAGGACGCCGGCATTGCTGGCGACGTGTCCATCGGCTTCACCGCGCAGTCGCTGCAGAAGGTGACGGACGCGCAAGGCAACGAGCTGACCGCGCGCCGCTGGATGGGGCCGGCCAAGGCGCTGGAAATGTCGCTGGTGTGGCTGGGCGCCCAGCCCGGCGCCCGCGCCGTGAAATCCGCCACCCAAGAAAACCCCGAACCCGAAACCACCAAGCCGGAGCATGTCATGGACATCAAGCAGGAAGACTTCGACGCGCTGAATGCCAAGGCTGCATCCGGCGAAAAGGCCGCCACCGCGCTGGCCGCAATCAAGACCGCACTGGGCGACGACGCCGCGCTGCTGGACAACCCGGCGCAGCTCAAGGCGCACGTGGCCGACGCCAAGGCGTTCAAGGCCGCGCTGGTCGACGACATCGTGGCGCTCGAGCGGCAGCTTGGCCTTACCGGTGACAAGCCGGAAGACGTGGCCGCCGCCAAGGCCTTCCTGGCCGAGTTCAACGTGGAGCGCCTGCAGACCATGCAGAAGGGCTACGAGCGGCGCGCCGGCGGCTTGTACGCCACCGGCCAGATGAAGGGCGCGCACACCAATGCCGGCGGCCCCGGCACCCAGGCGGCGCCGGCCGATTCCCCGATCAACAACCCGGCCCTGGCGGCCTGAGGAGACTTACACCATGGGCCTGCAAGTTCGCTCCCCGGCATCGCAGATCAAGACCCTGCAGATGTCGCACACCGCGGCGACCACCGCGCACGTGCCGGTGCTGATCAATTCGCACCTGCTCATTCCCACCAGCACGGCGGACGCCAATGCGCTGAACGGCTTCACCTACGAAGCCGAGATCAGCGGTGGTGCCAAGGCCGCCGTGGCGCTCGCCGTGGGCGACAAGGTGTACTGGGACAACACGGCCAAGGCGTTCACCAACGTGGCCACTTCGAACACGCTGGTCGGTTACGCGATCGAGCCGGCGCTGTCGGGCGACGCCACCACCGGCCTGATCGCCTTCAACGCTTTCGCGGCCTAAGGAGCCAGCCCACATGCGCACTTTCAGCAAGTTCGAAAAGCTCGGCACCATTGCCGACCCGGGCGAGCAGCTCAAGGCCCTGGAACAGGCGATCAACACCGACTTCAACCTGCCGGCCCTGTTCGGCGAGCTGGGTGGTTCGCCGCGCATCGCCACGGTGGATGGCATCAAGGTCATCGGCGGAAAGGATGGCAACCTGGTGGTGCCCGGCGTGGAGCGCGTGAAGGCGCACCTGTCCACCAAGTGGGCGGTGCCGGGCGACAACCCCAACCTGGTCGACGCCAGCAACCGCGTGGTGGAGTTCTTCCACACCAACATGCCGGACATGGACCTGGGCTACCAGCAAGCGTTCGACCTGGTGGACATGCGCTCGAGCAACCAGGACTCGTTCGACATCCTGGACGCGAACAACGGCATCACGTTCCAGCAGTACAAGCCGGGCGCCGAGGTGAAGATTCGCCGCGGCGTCACCGACAGCAAGATGAGCGTGAGCGTGTGCACCTTCGCCGATGGCGTGGGCATCCTGGACGACTGGCTGCGCTTCCAGAAGTGGTGGGCGGTCAGCGACACCGTGGCGGAGTTCAACGCCAAGGCGCAGGACAAGCTGGCCAGCTGGCACTACGACCTGTTCACCGCGCTGAGCAGCGGCGTCGACGTGGCGTTCGACACCGACGACACCAAGACCTTGAACAAGGCCGCCGCGAAGATCCTGCGTGCGGTGAAAGCCAAGGGCTACGGTGCCGGCAGCAACGCGGGCTTCCTGATCTACTGCGCGCCGGAAGACGTGGGCCGCATCACCAAGATGCTCACCGCCACGGCGGGCAGTCTGATCGTGGCCTACCAGGCCAACGTGCAGCCGATCACGGTGCGCGTGCAGGCGGTGATTGCCACCGCCAACCTGCCGGCCAATCTCGGCGGCTATTACCTGGTGCTGCCGGGCCGCAAGCTGAAGCGCGGCAACTGGAAAGACCTCACCATCGAGTCGGCCCGCAACATCTACGTGCGCGCCGCCGACTACGTGGGCACGTTCCAGGCGAATGCGGCGATCGGCGATACCGACCAGGTGGCGCGCGTCAAGTTCACCTGATCGGTCAACCGGGCAGGCATCCACGAATGCCGCGCGGTAACCCCGCGCGGCATTTTTCGAACGAGGCAGCATGAGCGCACCCAAGGCCACCATCGCGGACCTGCAAGACGAGGGTTTCACCGCCTCGCAGTTTGGCATGCCTTCGGATTTCGAAACGCAGGCCACGGGTTATCTGGCGCGCGTGCTGAAATCGGCCAGCCTGTGGGTGGAGCAGAAGTGTGGCGCGGCGGTCTACGCCGCCATGCCGGTCGGCAGCTACGCCGAAGACAGCGCCCGCCAGTCCGAGGTGCAGTATTCATCCATGGTGCTGTTCCGCCGCCGCTACGCGTACTACGAGAGCAACGCAGCGTCCGGCAGCAACAAGGATGAGGCCATGGTGCTGGCCGAACTGCGCAAGAAGGCCGAGGCCGCCCTGCAGAACGCGCTGTAT